TCTGCACCTGTAATCTTAGAATTAAAGAAACATTTCAATAGGCCAAGACCTAAAGAATTAGACAAGAATTTACCTAACTATGAAATGAACTCGATGAAGACGCCATCATACCCTTCTGGACACTCTGTTCAAGGTATATTGATAGCAAAAGTGTTAGGTGATAAACACCCAAATGTTAGAAAAGCATTTGAAAAAACTGGAGAGAATATATCTTATAGTAGGAGAGTAGCCCGCGCCCACTTTAAGTCTGACAGTAAAATGGGCGAGAAACTAGGTAACTCAATGTATAAACATATTAAAAACAAAATTTAAAAATGAAAAAAGCAATGAAAATGAAGTCGCCAGCTAAGCAAAATAAAGTAGACATATCTAAAGTGGCAGCGGGACAAAAAAAGCTTATTAAAGGTATAGTAGCTAATGCTACTAAAATGAAAGCTGGAGCTATGAAGCTTAAAAAAGAATCAGCTATGAAATTAAAAAAATCTGGCATGATGATGAAAAAAGCTGCTGCTATGATGAAAAAAGCTGACGCTATGAAAATGAAGAAGCCTATGAAAATGGGTCATAAGAAATAGTAATGTACGTACAAAAGGGTAACCCTATAAAAAAAGTTAAACGTGTTAAAGCTAAAGGTGGTGGTACTAAAAAAGTATGTCTGCCTTTGGCTAAAATACGTAGTATGAGTAAAGCTGAAAGGCAAAAAGTCATACGAGCTAAAAGGGCTGCCGGTGCAAAAGGTAAATACAAAAGATCAAGTAAAAGTAATGTAACTGGCACTAGTAGTGGTGGTAGTTTAAAAACTTGGGTTAAACAAGACTGGAGACAGGTTGCTAATCCAAGTAAAAAATGTGGAGAAAAATAATGGGTTTTAAATTAGGTGGTGGAAGAAAAGCTATTGCTCGCGCAGGAGTTTTAAATAAAAAGTTAAGCTTTAAATCAGACGAAGGTTCTGTGCCAGGTCATGAGGTTATAAGAAAACCTTTAGGAGCTGATATACTAGGCGAGGCTAATATGGACGGTACTATATTTGTAAGTGATAAAGTTGTACCTGGAAGCCCAGAAGATAAACAAATACTACTACATGAGATGAGACACTCTGTTGATATGTTAACAGGTAAGCTTTCTTATGGTGATGACTTTGTACAGTTTAATGGCGTAACATATCCAAGAGAAACTAGAAACGGTAAAGACATGATTAAAGTTGATGGGCAGTGGAAAGAAGCTGGTGATGATTTTCCTTGGGAAAGAGAAGCAAATAGATTATGAGTTTAGTAAAAGTTATAGATGGTGTTCCTACATATAGTACTATACAAGAAGCTTTAGCTTACGGCGCTATATATGATATATCCGGTTACCATGTGCATATCGTAAATGGTCAAACTACTTATATGGCAGGAACTTCACATGATGAAATAACTTCACTTTTTAGATTAAGTACTGAACCAATACAAATACCAGATCTACCAACAGGAAACGTTAGTGCTACACCAAGCGGTGGTAGTGTAAGTAGCGGTAGCGGTAGTGGAGGTGGATATTAAAAAATAAATTATGAGTGTATTAGGAAAAATATTTTCAGCAGGAGCTGGTGAGTTAGTAAAAAATGTAGGTGGTGTGTTAGATAATCTAACTACGACTAAAGAAGAAAAACTAGCTGCAGAAGCTAAAATAAAAGATTTAATTATGGGTTACGAAGCTGAGATGCAAAAACAAGTAACCGAAAGATGGAAGTTAGACATGAACTCAGACTCATGGCTAAGTAAAAATATAAGACCGTTAGTGTTAATATTTTTAGTAATATGTACAATGTTACTTATATTTATAGACGCTGGCTTTATAAAATTTAGTGTAAAAGACTCTTATGTAGATCTTTTACAATTAGTATTAATAACTGTGATCGGTGCTTACTTCGGTGGTAGATCACTAGAAAAAGTAAAAAAATAAAAAAATGGCATATAATGGATTTTTCAATATAGAAGTAACACCAACACTAACTGGTCAAAACTGTGTAACAGCTTTTGGCAACGGAGACGTAGTAGCAGACTGGATAGTAAAAACTGTACCTACAAAAAGAGCTTTTAGAATTATAGGTGTAACTTGCGTAGAAAGAGGTACTAACGGCGCAAACCAAGTTAGTAATTACGAGCTTGTATTCGCAAGTCCTGATTCTGATGGTAGTGCACCTTCTACATTAGGAACAGTAAACGCAACTGCTAATGGTACTAGTTTCTATAAACATTTAGTTGGTGTATACAACGTTACAGGAACAGCAAGTGCTTTAGACGTTATAAATGTATCTTCACCAGATAACACAGACGGTAATCAAGAAGACGATTTAGTTATTGAGCCTTCAAGAGTAGTAAATACAGATGGTAGTATTAGTTTTGATGGTGTTGGTAGTAATGGTAAGATATGTATAGGGGTTTTATCAGTATCTGGAGCTCCAGACTTTGGTACAGGTGTACTTTTAAATCAAGGTGAAAACCAAGCAGCAAGAACAACTTCAACAGCATTAACTGTTGATGGTACTAACGCAAAAAATGCTTTAGCTGTTGGTGATGTTTTAAGAGCTCAAGATAATGCTGAAATAGGTACTATTACAGCTTTAGCTGAAACTACTGTTACAGTTGATGCAGTAGCAGACGCTTTACTAGACGATGATGAATTAGTTAACATAAACCCGTTAACTTTTATTATTCATTGCGAATATTAATAAATAAATAAAATTAACTTAAATTAAATAAAATGGCAAAAAGAAAAACAGGAAAGTCTAAGGTAGAAGATCTTAGACCACAAAACATAACTAAAGAAGAATTAGAAAGTTTACAAACTTTAGTTAATTCTTTAAATAGATTACAAGTAGAAATAGGTAACTTAGAAAGTAGAAAACACACAATGTGTCACCAAGTTATAAGCTTGCAAACACAAGTAGGCACTTTGCAAAAAAGCTTTGAAGAAACTTATGGTAAAGTAGATATTAATATTACTGACGGTACTATAACATATACAGAAGATGGCGAAGCTGATAAGAAAGATTAGTATAGGTAAAGATTATAAAAACGATGCAATGCATTATGCTGTAGGTCAAGAGGTATATGGTGGGCATACTATTTGTGATATATTAGAAGAAGACGATAAGTTTTCTATATATATTAGAAAAAACAAAGACGTATTACCATGGAAAGACTTTAACAAAAACATGGCAGTATCAGTTGAGTATAATCTAGAATATTAATGAAAAGCGTTTACAACTTTGTTGTAACACCAAAAGGAGAGAGATATAACAATAGCAAAAAAATAGGTGATACAAACCTTATACTTAATACCGAGATATTTAATCATCAGTATATAAATAGAAATGCTACGGTTATATCTACTCCTATAATTGGTGATACAAAAATAAATATTGGCAACGAAGTAATTGTTCATCATAATGTTTTTCGTAGATGGCATAACGTTAAAGGTATAGAAAAAAACAGTAAAAGTTATTTTAATGAAAAAACTTATATTGTAAATCCAGATCAAATATTTTTATACAAACAAAATAATATTTGGAAAGTGCCAAAAGGTTTTTGCTGGGTACAACCTATAAAAAACAAAGATAAGTATAGCTCTAGTAAAGAACAAGATAATGTTGGAATAATTAAATACTCTGACGGTACTTTTAACACAGGTGATCTTGTTGGCTTTACACCAATATCTACTTATGAGTTTATTATAGAAGGTGAAAAGCTCTACAGAGTATATACTAAATTTATTACAATTAAATATGAATATCAAGGAGACGAAGAGGCTTATAATCCAAGCTGGGCACAGAGCAGTTGAAGAACTGATTAATGTTGCTAAAGAAAAAATTATAACAAACACAGAAGACGATGTATCTGCTGATAGATTAAAGAACGCTGCTGCTACTAAAAAATTAGCTATATTTGATGCGTTTGAAATATTAAACAGAATACAAGAAGAAGAAGGTTTACTTGAAGGTAAAACAGTTGAAACTAAAACAAAAGTATTTAAAGGTTTTGCAGAAGGAAGATCAAGATAATGTATAAACAAGAATTATTTAAAATAGTTGAGCCTGTAAAAATAAATACTATAAAACGGCTTAATAAAAGTAAAAAATGGGAATATGGATATAATAAAGAAAACGATATTGTCGTTATATCAAAAACTGGAAAGATTGGTGAAATCATTGAGATGCAAGGCTTGCGGATTGCTCTGCCAATGCAACCAGTGCGAGTGTATACCAATGAAGTAAAAAAGTGGCAAAGGTTTGAATATCCTAAAGAACTAGCAAGACTTAAAACAATATTTGATTGGCGAGCATTTCCAGAAGAAAACAAAGCAAAGTGGTATGATTATATAGACGAAGAGTTTAAACGAAGAGAAGAAGGTTTTTGGTTTAACAACAATGGTAAGCCAACTTATATAACAGGTACACATTACATGTACTTACAGTGGAGTAAAATAGATGTAGGTGCACCTGATTTTAGAGAAGCCAATAGATTATTTTATATATTCTGGGAAGCTTGTAAAGCCGACAAAAGATCCTATGGGATGTGCTATCTTAAAAATCGTAGGTCTGGATTTTCTTTCATGTCTTCAGCAGAAACAGTTAACCAAGCCACATTGGCAAGTGATAGTCGATTTGGTATATTATCTAAAACAGGTGCAGATGCTAAAAAAATGTTTACAGACAAAGTTGTACCAATATCAGTCAACTATCCGTTTTTCTTTAAACCGATCCAAGATGGTATGGATAGACCTAAGTCTGAGCTTGCTTACCGTGTGCCTGCGAGTAAGTTTACTCGTAAAAAAATTATTGCGAACGAACAGCAGGAAGACTTGGTTGGACTTGATACTACTATTGACTGGAAAAATACAGGCGATAACAGTTATGACGGAGAAAAACTTGCTCTGTTAGTACATGATGAAAGTGGTAAATGGGAAAGGCCTGATAACATATTAAACAACTGGCGAGTTACAAAAACGTGTTTAAGATTAGGTAGTAGAATAGTAGGAAAATGTATGATGGGTTCAACTTCCAACGCCCTTGATAAAGGTGGAGATAACTTTAAAAAATTATACAATGATTCAGATGTATCAAGACGAAATCGTAATGGACAAACAAAGTCTGGCCTTTATTCTCTCTTTATCCCAATGGAGTGGAACTACGAAGGATTTATTGATGAATACGGAAATCCAGTCTTTAATAATCCAGATCATGATGTTATCGGACCCGACGGAGAATTAATAGATATAGGCGTAATAGATAATTGGCAAAACGAAGCTGATGGTTTAAAACAAGATCAAGACGCACTAAACGAATTTTATAGGCAGTTTCCAAGAACTACAGAGCATGCGTTTAGAGATGAAACAAAAAATAGTATATTTAACTTGGTTAAGATATACGAACAAATAGATTACAACGAAGAAATGTATAGATCACTCGGCGTTTCAACAGGTAATTTTCAATGGATTAATGGTGTAAAAGATACAAACGTTATATTTTATCCAGATCCACAAGGTAGATTTAAAGTAAGTTGGGTACCACCTAACAATTTACAAAACAGAATAATAATAAAAAATGGAATCAAATATCCTGGCAACGATCATATGGGCGCTTTTGGCTGCGACAGCTACGATATTAGCGGTACTGTAGATGGTAAAGGCTCAAAAGGAGCTTTACATGGTTTAACTAAATTTAGTATGGAAGATGCTCCAGCTAATCAGTTTTTTTTAGAATATATTGCTAGACCACAAACTGCTGAGGTATTTTTTGAAGATGTTTTAATGGCACTAGTGTTTTATGGCATGCCATTACTAGCAGAAAACAACAAACCAAGATTATTATATTATTTAAGGCGTAGAGGTTATAGAGGTTATAGTATGAACAGGCCTGATAAAATATGGAATAAATTATCTACAGCTGAAAAAGAAATAGGTGGTATACCAAACTCGAGTGAAGATATTAAACAAGCACACGCTGCAGCTATTGAAATGTATATACAAAACTATGTTGGTATGAATGCTGAAGGTCAATTTGGTAGTTGTTATTTTAACGAGTTGTTAAATGATTGGGCAAAGTTTGATATAAACAAAAGAACAAAGCATGATGCGTCTATAAGTTCTGGTTTAGCTATAATGGCTTGCAATAGACACTTGTATAGACCTAATGCAAAGGTAGAAAAACCTAAACTAAATATAAGTATTGCTAAGTATGAAAATAGAGGCAGTACATCTAAATTAATTAAAAAATAAGTATGGCAGAGTCTGTTATAAAAAATTATTTTCCTAGCCAAGTCGTAAGTGACTTGGAAAAAATGAGTTATGATTACGGTTTGAAAGTAGGTAAAGCTATTCAACAAGAGTGGTTTTATACTGATAGTGGTACTAATAGGTATCGTACTAACTTTAATAACTTTCATAATCTTAGATTATACGCAAGAGGTGAGCAATCAATACAAAAATATAAAGATGAGTTATCTATAAACGGTGATTTGTCTTATTTAAATTTAGACTGGAAACCAGTTCCAATTATACCTAAGTTTGTTGATATAGTAGTAAATGGTATAGCTGAAAGAACTTATGATATAAAAGCTTTTTCACAAGATCCGTACGGTGTTACTAAACGTACAGAATATATGGAGTCTATATTAAGAGATATGCAGACAAAAGAGTTTAATGATTTAGCTGCAACTGAATTTAATATTGATTTATACGAAAATAATAAAGACGAGTTGCCTGATAGTCAAGAAGAATTAGAGTTGCACATGCAGCTTAGTTATAAACAAAATGTTGAAATAGCAGAAGAACAAGCTATTAACGTTTTAATGGAAGGTAATAGATATGAGTTAATTAAAAAACAATTTTATTACGATCTTACAGTTTTAGGTATTGGCGCTGTTAAAACTAACTTTAACACTTCACAAGGTGTTACAATAGAATATGTAGATCCTGCAAACTTAGTTTACTCATACTCTGACTCACCATATTTTGACGATATATACTATGTAGGTGAAGTTAAAAACATACCTATAAATGAACTTGTAAAGCAGTTTCCTTTTTTAACAGAATCAGATTTAGAAGAAATAGTAAAAACAAAAGGTTATAGACCTGCAAACTTTTACGGTAGTCCTGCTAATAGGGGTAGAGAAGATAATAATACTATTCAAGTTTTATATTTTAATTATAAAACTTATATGAACGAAACTTACAAGTTAAAAGAAACTGGTAGTGGTGCTGATAAAGTTTTAGAAAAAGACGATACTTTTGATCCGCCAGAAACAGGTGATAGTAGGTTTGGTAAATTACAGAAAAGCGTAGAAGTAGTTTATGAAGGCGCTATGATATTAGGTACTGAAAGATTATTAAAGTGGGAAATGTCTAAAAACATGATGAGGCCTAAAAGTGATTATACCAAAGTTAAAATGAATTACGCTATTGTAGCACCACGTATGTATAATGGTATAATAGAAAGTTTAGTTAGACGTATTACTGGTTTCGCAGATATGATACAACTAACGCATTTAAAACTACAACAAGTGTTATCACGTATGGTACCAGACGGTGTTTATTTAGATGCTGATGGCTTAGCTGAAATAGATTTAGGTAATGGTACGAACTATAGTCCACAAGAAGCTTTGAATATGTTTTTCCAAACAGGTAGTGTTATTGGTAGATCGTTTACAAGCGAAGGTGATATGAACCCTGCTAGAGTACCTATAACTGAAATAACAAGTGGTAGTGGTGGTAATAAAATGCAACAACTAATTGGAACATATAATTACTATATGCAAATGATTAGAGATACTACTGGTTTAAATGAAGCTAGAGACGGTACTTTGCCAGATAAAAACGCTTTAGTTGGTGTACAAAAACTTGCAGCTGCAAATAGTAATACAGCAACAAGACATATATTACAAGCCGGTTTGTTTTTAACATCTGAAGTTGCAGAGCAATTATCGTTAAGAGTATCTGATATATTAGAGTATTCACCAACTAGAGATGCTTTTATTCACGCTATAGGTAATCATAATATGGCTACGTTAGAAGAAATACAAAATTTACACTTGTACGATTTTGGTATATTTATAGAGTTAATGCCAGATGAAGAGGAAAGACAACAGCTTGAAAACAATATACAAATGGCTTTACAGCAAAAGACTATAGAGTTAGAAGATGCTATTGATTTAAGAGAGATTAAAAATATAAAAATGGCTAATTCTTTATTAAAGATACGTAGAAAAAAGAAAATAGCTAGAGATCAACAATTGCAACAACAAAACATTCAAGCACAATCAAACGCTAACCAACAGTCTGCTCAAGCTGCTTCACAAGCAAAAGTACAAGAAGAGCAAGCTAAAATACAAGCTGCTATAGCGTTAGAACAAACTAAACAACAATTGCAAACTCAAACTATGCAACAAGAGCATGCGTTTAAAAAAGAGTTAATGCAAATGGAATATCAATTAAACTCTGAATTAAAAAGATTAGAGTTAGAAACTCAAAAAAACAAAGACTCACAAAAAGAAGATCGTAAAGATGAAAGAACTAGAATACAAGCTAGTCAACAAAGTGAATTAATTGAACAAAGAAAATTAGATAAACCACCTAAAAATTTTGAGTCTACAGGTGATACTGTACTAGAGGAGGTTTAAAATTATTAATTATTATTATATTATATTATGGAAGAAAAAAAAGATGTAGTTGAACAAACTACAAAAGACAACGTGACTAAAGTTGATCTTAAAAAACAAAACAAACAAGATGACAATATTGTCAAAGTAGATTTAACTAAAAAACCAGAAACAGATGCCGTTCCAGAGCAAAGCACAGATGAGGTTCCTGTACGCGACGAATCCGAAACTAGCGGAGAAGTTCAGGAAGAAAACGAAAAGGTCGTTGAAGAACTTACCGGAGAAAATAAAGAAGAGGAAAAAGTCACCGAAGAGGTTCAGTCTGAGCAACCCGTTATTGAAGAAGTAACAGAAGAAGAAGTAAAAGAACAAACAGAAGAATTAGCTGAAGAAATAATAGAGGCTAAAGAAACTGGACAAGAGTTACCAGAAAATTTACAAAAAGTTGTAGATTTTATGAACGACACTGGCGGTAGTTTAGAAGATTATGTTCGTTTAAATCAAGACTACTCTAACTATGACGACATGACTATACTTAGAGAGTACTATAAACAAACTAAAAAACATCTTACAGATGATGAAATTAGTTTTTTAATAGAAGATAATTTTTCATATGATGAAGAAATAGACGAGCCAAAAGATATTAAAAAGAAAAAGATAGCGTTAAAAGAGCAAGTTGCTGACGCTAAAAGCCACTTGGACGGGCAAAAGTCCAAATACTATGAAGAGATTAAAGCTGGTTCAAAGCTTACGCCTGAACAACAAAAAGCAATTAATTTCTTTAATAGGTACAACAAAGAATCGGAAGAGAGTAAAAAGATAGCAGAAAAACAAACTAATACTTTTAAATTAAAAACTCAAAATGTTTTTAACGACAAGTTCAAAGGTTTTGAATATAACGTCGGTGATAAAAGATATAGGTTTAATGTGAAAAATGCTAATGAAGTAAAAGAAACTCAAAGCGACATTAATAATTTTGTCAAAAAGTTTTTGAACGAAAATAATGAAATGTCAGATGCTAAAGGTTATCATAAATCTTTATTTACAGCTATGAACGCTGATGCTATTGCTAATCATTTTTACGAACAAGGTAAAGCAGATGCAATTAAAGATAGTATTGCAAAAGCTAAAAACGTTGATATGACTCCAAGACAACAACATGGCGTTGTTGAAGCTGGAGGAATAAAAGTAAAAGTGTTAGGCGATAATTCATCTGATTTTAAATTTAAAATTAAAAATAACAAATAACAATTAAAATTACAAAATTATGAGTATTACTGCTGGAGGTTCGTTGAACAGTGTACCTGCTTCACAACAGCAAACACTACAAACGAACTACATTGATTTTACTGCGACTGCAACTGCTGGTTGGGCGCAGCAATACCTGCCAGACTTAATGGAAAAAGAAGCTGAGGTTTTCGGACCTAGAACAATTTCTGGTTTCCTATCACAAGT